CCCAGTCACGATCCATTGGGGCGTGCTTTACAGCTTCCATCCTACGATGTTTATCCAGAGGAAGACGGGTCAGCGTCTTACGCAGCCTTAACCCAGGCTTTGATGTTGTTGCGAACTTCGCCTTCGTAAGTCTCGGTACCGACCGAGGCATAGACAGTGAGTTCTTTGAGGTCTTCTTCTTCGAGCGGAAGATTGATTGGCCAGCCAAGGCCGAGAGCTTCAGCAAAATTCTTAAGGTCACGGTTAGCGCGGCGGCGCTTACGACCATCCTGGGTACTGTGCGGTAGCCACAATGTATACCAAACGAGCTCGGCGTCGGGATTCTGTACGGGCTCGAAGCCTACATTGTAACGTGGGTTCGGATTGTCCTCATCTTCTTCCTTCGCGCGGAATTTGATAGAGACAAGCTTGAGTTCATGCTCTCCTTCTTCAAGGATTACAGCGTCCTGAATTTCTTCGTCGATAGCATCGGTGATACCATCCATGAAATCGGCAAATTCTGCCATGAGGTTTTCCTCTTACGGTTTAGTTATGTTGCTTGGATTATTTATACACAATATTGTGCATTCGGTTTCCACCCTCTCGAAGAAAGGTGGTACAAAGGACTAATCGTCCTGAGTTTCCGTGTTGTCGAACGGGATCGGTTCGGGATCTTTCAGCCAGCTGACTTTCATAATTCCTATCCAAGAGATCGGGCTGCCATTTAGGGAGGTGATCATACAGATCATTCCGTTGTGGCCTAGGAAATACTTATAACCGGCTAGGCTAGCTGCACCTGCGCGGGAGACCTCTCCCATCTTTTCATCCTCGGGTAGCCAGATATGGATCCAAGGATTGTCGGAGTCTAAGGGAGATTGCTTAAGGGGAGGGTCTAATTCTTGAACCTCTCCAGGCAGGTCGGGCGTTTGTCTATACTCGTTCATGTTTGTTTCTGTTTTAATTGTGGAGCATTCTCTTCAGTCCATTTGCTGCGACCAAAGATAGACATGGCGAAGAAGGAGTCAATTTCCTGACGCCAGATCTCCAGCCATTTGTTCATGTCCTGTGTGAATTTGTAGGGGGTATCTTCCTGTCCGAACCGTACCGACGTGATCTCAGGAGCACCGCCTTGTTTAGATACAGTTCCTCGGACAGTGACCTTGTTGGGATTAGGGGAGTCATCCTTGTCTTGGTATTCCAGGACGAAATGGATGTCCTCGTTTGTGTACCGATCCTCGGTTAAAGCGAAGGTAAGCTTCACCTTGCCGTAGTGATCTGGTCGGCCTAAGGTTATCATATTACTTCCAGGGTTTTTCGTTGAGGGGGAACTTAGCTTTCGTCAAGATGTCCTTGATGTTGTAGGGCTCACGAGCATTTAGCTTGCCACCTGTGGCTAGGCGACTTCGCGCCTTCTTGACACCGGCAGACTGGAGAATCGCCTCGGACTTGATACCTTTCATACCGTCCTTCTTCCCTTCGATAATCCAGATCTCCATGAACTGTGCAGGGATGAACTGCTGGAGGTCACCGACTGTCCTGTACTCGTACTTGGTGATCTCTCCGTCCTTGTTCTTGACAGGCTTTAGGTGGCCTGTAAGGATGAAGTTGCAGTTCTGTCCTATGATGTCGTTGATACCCTTCTTGATGGACTTCTTGATAGGGCCCCAGCCTCGCTTGTAGGAGTCGGACTTGGAAAGCTCCTGCGGATCACCGCCTGGGATACCAGCCTTCTTCATGACGTGATAGGCGATGTACTCAAGCCACATGGTTGAGGAGTCTAAGACATAGGTGCCGATATGGTCGAACCAGTTGGTACCGTCCTCGTTAGGCTTCATCCTCCGCTTCATCTCTTCAGACCACTGGAGGAAAACCTTCGGATCTTTCCAAGTGTCGTCCTGCCAACGGGTGTCAGCGAAGATTCCGTGCTCTTCTCCTATCACATCGGACAAGGACTCGGCTCCGTCGGGGTCGAAGACATCAATCCAGACTGGCTTGGGTGCGTACCGGAGGCCCCAGGTCTTACCGTCCCCTGGCTCACCAAGGAAGAGGCCGTTGAAACCTCGTCGGGTGCGATCTTCCTGAAACTTAGCGACTGTGCTCTTGAAGTCAGGGACACCCTTTAGTTTTTGCTTAGGATTTTCACTCATTTAACTCTGGCCTTTGGTTGCATGTCCTCATATGTATTATTGAGGGCAATGATTTTCATTGGATCTCCTATACGAGAGTAAACTTCACCCTTCTTCTCAAACCACTCAACCTCTTGGTTGGGATGATGAAGGCGAATAACAGGGTTTAACGGCTGCTTTTGGTTGTCATACCCATATAGAGCTAGAGAGAAGTGCTCTATGTTTCGAGCTAGAGGTGTTAATTTTAGCTTCATCCCTCACCTTCTTTCTCTTCATCCGACTCAGGAACTTTATTGCTTAAAGTGTCCTCGGACTGTGGATCATAGTTATGGAGGTTTGGACGGCCCGCCTGAGGTTGTGTATACTCCTTGATGGGGACGTAGTTAGGGATATCCCAATCCTTCATATAGTTGTAGTAGGCTTTGTCGTCATCCCCAAGGCTATCGAAGTTAAGATTCCCCTGCCGCATCACCTCCATGTGTCGGCTGTAAGCTTTCGGTGTTCGAAGAGACTGAGGGACATACTCATAGACGATAGCCGCGCAATGCCATAGGCGCTCGGCGTTCAAGTTGTCAGCCTTAAGAGCGACCTCAGTAATCGAGGCGCGAGTGATCAGGGATATAATGAACTCGCCTGGGTGAGTACCTCTTCGCATGAAGGAGGTCAAGATGTCGATGAATGGTTTGTGAGCTACGATTGTAGGCATAGGTTTATTTACCTTATTGGTTAGGGTTTTAGTGATTAGCTCCCTTAGCAGGTCGCGAGTCTGTGAGCACCGCCGATGTTGTACGTCTGAGGGAGTCAACCGATCTATATTAAAGGGATTTACTCTTCAGGGAGTTCGTCCTCGTTGTTGTCGGCTTGGGGGAATCGAGGTGGTAAAGAAGCCCTTATCGTTTGGATAATCTGTGGGAGATCATTCTCAATCGACAGGGCATTCTCTACCTGAGAGGCACCGTGGATGACAGAGCTGTGGTCACGCCCTCCGCAATAGTGTCCTACGTCTTTTAAGGTAGCACTTCCTTGGAGACGGGCAATATAGAAGAACACATGACGAGGGCGGACAACGTTCTGTTTCCTTGAGGGGCCAATGAGATCGGCAATCGAGATCCGATAGACCTGACAGACTGCACGAGCCAGTACCTCGAGAGGGTATAAGGTGGCGTCTGCTACAGGTTCAGGGGTTAGATTGACAGGGCGTTCGGGGTAGTGCTGCAGGACGATTGCATCAATCATACCTGTGAGGCCACCGATTGCAGCTCCGATCTTACCTACCCATCTTGCTAATTCCTCTGGTGTTATGCTTTCGTTAGCTACTGCCTCACCGAGGAGAGTGAGAGCTTCCATACCTGCGGCGTTGCGTTTGTGTGCAGCCTGCTCTATTTGATCTCGATATACCATAGGTTACAATTCCTCCTTTTGCTCGACCGGCACAATAGCTGAGTCGGGTTGTGTAAGGTCAAGCTTATGTTTAACGACTTCTCGCTGCGTAGGATCCCAGAAGGCACGATGATAGCCTATAGGTGGCTCTATCCCAATGTCACGTAGGGGGTTAGCTTTATTGAGGTAGGGTGCGTGCTTGCTGCCGAACTTAGCAGTGGAGGCGCTGTTCACCGGGAAGGCAGACATGACAGGATCATCAGGGTCTGTCTCGCAGAGAAGCTGGAGATTCCAATCGAGGAAATCCCACCAGTAGTTAGCGTCGCTGATCCAAGCGCTGATCTGTGGGCCTGACTTCTGAATAGGGAAACGCTCGAAGTCGAAATTGTTCTGGTTGTTCTTGGTAGGCTTGCGGACAACGAGCCCGTCTACGAAACAATCGCCTACGTTTTCGAGGCCATAATGAGCGGCTAGGGCATAGAAATAGGTACCGGGCTGGAATGCGTAGCTCCAGGCATCACGCCAAGCTGCGGTGTTACGGCCTGTGGTCTTGTATTCCTTGTAGCCTATCTTGCCTGCTTTAGGGCCAGTGAGGTGTTTGAAGACCTGATCAATGTTGAAGGCGATAAGGCGGCTATGGTCTTCCGTGATAGGTACGACGCCTCCAACCTCAGTGTAGAGGGTTTCGTATTTGTTCATGTCAGCTGCATAAGTAGCTGCGTATGAGATCAACAGGCGCATGGCCTGATCAGGGTTCTTCACTTCGGACGGCTCGAAGAATTCATCCTTGGAAGTTTCCTCAGTGTAGACCTTGGTGAAAGCCTCCATAGCCTTGACGAGTGCCGTGCCCTCATGCCATTCACCTAGGGTGTACATCACTTCTAGGGCGGCGTGAATAGCGCTACCAAAAATGAGGTGGATGTTTGTTTCCTCGGTTTGCCAGCCGAGAATATGCTCGAAGAAGAAGGATCGAGGGCAGTCCATCAGGCGTTTGATTTTGCTACCATCCATCACGCTGTGAACAGGGTGGATAGGTACGCCCGACTTGCCATAGACTCCGCTAACTTCGAAGTCCTTGCTTCGGTAGACAGCCGTACCTGCTTCGTATTCAGGGTTAATTTCTTGTTTTTCAGGAGGGCTGTTGACCTGATCAGAAGAGGCTGCATTACCATGTTCGCCTCCTATCATAGTCAGGGCTGCGTCCATCTCCTTCTGGATTCGTTCTTCAAATGTCATAGTTTTTTAGGATTGTCTGTTCTATATGTTCTCGAACTTCTATCATTGAAAATGCAGCACCCTCATACCATTCGGTGTCCTCGACGAAAGAGTTATAATAGTCGAGTTGCTCACCGAGCCAGGTGTAGAACCTCCTGATTTCAGATAGAGGTACTGTCGGAGCGTCAACTTTGTTGGGAGGTTTTATCATGCCTTCCTCTCATAGTCTATAATGGTGAGCCAGGCGTTTATCACTTTTTTAGGCGGAAAGTCGCCCATCTTCTTTCTACAGGGTGTTACTAACTCGTTTAGCGGGTAGACATTCTCTCTATTAGCTCCTTCACTGTTAGCTCTTGTCCGTAGAGTCTTCCATTCCAAGTTCCAATATCTACAAAAGATTATGTTACCTTTGATAGAAGTTACAAAACCTATCTGTGTGTCTTTATGATCAAGCCACTGTTTCTTGGGAATACTTCTCTCTATATGAGTAGGTATGTAGGCTATACTAGATCCCCTCTTTAATGTAATATTCTTTGGCATTTGGCTCGTACAAAAATGTGCTTTTGAAAATAGGTACAAAGAGAGGAGGTGCCACCGAAGTGACCCTCCAATCCTTGCGCGAGGTGCCCAGGAGCAGGCAAGACCTTACTCGGCAGATTCGTCGCCAGCCTTCAACTGCGCCTGCAACCGTTGGAGCATCTCAGCCTGCTGAGCTTCATCCATGTTACCGAACGCCTTGATAAACTTGCCGACAGGATCTGCCGTTGCGCGTCTCGTTACGCCAGGTTTCCAATCCTTCAGAGTCTCCGTGACCTTGGCTTGATCGCCGCCACCTGCGAGAATACTGCGAATGCTGTTCTGGAGATTACGCGTACCGTGCGCCTTGAAATATCCGAATACAATCTCTTCACCATACAGGTCTAAAGCCTCTTCGATGGTCGCGCCTGGGTTCCAGGACGCTTCGGCTGTCACATCGCCGCTACCGGCTTTGGCTGTGATAAGGACTGATTCTTCTGCTGCGGTGTCTACCGCTTCTACGGCTGTTTCTGCCATGATAATTACCTCTTACGAGTTAATAGGGTTTTTGCAAAGATGAACCTCGCGGGTTCAATGTGTTTCAATGTACAAAATTAAACGTTGATAAGCAACCCTTGTTTCCGCCTTATTGAAAAAAGGTGAAAGTCTTCACAGAAACTTCACTTTAGTGGAAGGTTGCATCTATGAGCCGGACTAGACCGTCTCGGTCGATTTGTTCGGGAGACTCCTTAATTGCTGAAAGAAGGCTGTTGAAATACACGCTATCGACTCCGATGAGCTGTTCCTTGAGGACGTTGGTATCGTGGAGGTCGAGGTCACTAACCTGAAGCATGATCTTGAGCATTTGACCTGCGTTGATCGTCCAGCCTCGCTTGAGGAACTTCCTTGTACGCAGGAGAGAACAGATAGGAAATCGGCTGCCCCTGTATCGGAGCTGTTTAGCCATGAGGCTTTCAAGAGCATCCATCTTAAGGTGGAGCTGTCCTGTCTTAGCATCCCACCAGTTCGTGCAATGGATGAAATCATAGCAGGCGTGGATTTCCTCAACGCCCCCGGTGAAACGGGTTATGATCTGGATGCCATTAGCAAGGGAGATTGCATTCTGTGTTATGGCTCGGAGGTGGTATGGAGGCCTGATTTCAAGCTCGATAACCTCTGGCTCTACTAGGATGTTGTCTTCGAGATACCCAGCAAGCCATTCGGGGCTCCAGGAGTCGGGTAGATCCTCGTTTTTCGTATTGATGAAGAAATATTTCCTGACCGCCTTGGCTAGCTTTTCATCTTTGAGGTAGATGTCGTAGTCATTGACGCGCTCACCTAGAAGAAGGGAGGCGATTGACCCACCTGTAATGATTGCGCCCTCTCTTAGGTCATGTCGAAGTTGGCTATCAGTGAGAGATTTGAGGAAATCATCGAATTTGTCTGCGAGATGCTCCTCGATTCGGGTTTTGCTCATACCGCCTGTGCGATACGGCTGTTTTCTGTCTTGCATAGGATTAGATTTTAGGTTTTATTCATCATAGCTTGTAAGGCTTCAAGCATAAGCTGGGCCTGTTTCGGAGAGAGCTTATCGACCGCCTTGAGAGCAGCGTCCGCTCGTCCCTTTTTAAGCTTTGTCTTGGCGTCGGGCTTGCAGGTGTAGATGACTTGACCAGCAGATTTCTTAGAAGAGGCTACACGCCACTCCCCTTTGATGTCGTGCTCGAAGAGGTACTTACCTAGGAGTTCTTCAGGGTCAAGGTCTCGGCTTTCGTGGAAGGAGATTTTGATATACTCATGCTCAAAGCCAACATCGTAGGTTATACCAACCTTACGTGCGCCCTCTTTTTTGGCCTTAGCTAGAACCCTGTCATAGAAGGAGAGGGTTAGCGCCTCCGCAGCTGTGCTTGAGAGTCCCTGAGATGTGATCCAGCGGATTAGGTGCTCCTGGATTGGTGGACGTAGGCCTCTAGCTTTAGGGCCGTCCTCTTTAGGTGGCGTCGGTTCAGGCGCCTGTGTATTTGGATAGTCACTCAGCATTAATATCCTGGTTTTGCTGGTTCCTGAATTGAGCAAGCGCTTCCTCGAAATCATTCTGTAGGTTTGCGCGGGCTCGTAGGTCTTCAGGAGTATCCAGCTCTGGTAAAGTAAGGGCGGTGAATAACTCACGTCCCTGTTTTGTCTTCTTGTCAGGATGAAACTCAAGCCCCACTGCGGACAGGTAGCCAATGGCCTCATCAACTGAGGTGAATAGCGTACCGGCTCCAGTTTTCATAACCTGATCTGCGAGCGTCTCGATAGACATATGCAAGGCGTCGCTCTTGGTGGAGGGTCTGATGCCGTTCGACACTAGCCACTTTACGATGGTAGCTAGGGAGCGCAGGTCAATCTTACCGCTGACGGTGATTCGTCTGATCTTATTCATTCTAACTATTGGTCGAGGGTCTTTATTGAATAAAGTATGCTGGTGGTATCTAGAGAGTCTCTTCTAGGTCTTCGTCCGTCAGCTCAAAGAGCTCCATCGCACGGTCGGTCAGACGAACAAGAGGTGAAATCGCATAGCCTGCAGGGGCAAAGACCTGCGTCGGCTCAACAAGGCAATGTTCAACCATCCACCTGTACAGATTCTCGTTCTCGCTCCAGTTCTTGAGGAATACCTCACGGTTCGCCTGGTTGAGCGTCTCTTCCGGGAGGTTAGTTGTAAACCGAACGACCTCCTCACCGTCCTTGTTATGTGCGGACAGACAGAGCCGTTGGTTGTTCTGATATCGCCTGACTCGAAAGAACATGAGCGGGATGCGTTTCCAGACAAGATCTCCACCTGCCATAACGAGCACCTTGTGATGCTCGCAGAGGTATTTGCCTACGAAGTGAGTAAGGTGTTGGTTGTTTTCTGTTTGGATCGTTGCCAGCGTAACGAGCTGAACCTTGTCGCTCTTAGATCCGCACATATGGCAGGCTGGACGTTGGCTGTTGGGTAATAATTCTGTTAAAGATTCCATAGGTTTGTTTAAAAGTCTGGTCTGTTTTCTACGTCCAGGAATAGGAAGAGGTCGACCCCACCAACGGTGCAGGAGGGTTCCTGAGCGCCATTAGTTGAGCCGACCGAGATAGGCGCCTTGAAAAGGCGCGGTCCCCCTAATCTTCCAACCTGATCCCATTGATAAGCACAATGAGCTCGTTTCGGAGATCCTTCACATTCGAGGAACGGACAAGTTCTTGCGTAGTGCCCTGACCGGCCCCATAACCTCGAACAATGTAGGTTTTATCAACGTAGCGCACGAAGAGGGAATCTGTACCGATAACGAGGTCTGTATTTTGCCGCGCCGAAACCTGGCTGGCGATCCGAAGAGCCTCACCATCTTCATAGGTTTGTTTCTCGTACACTTCACAGATGTACTCACCTGAAACTTGTTGACAGTTGATCTTGTTAGGTGCCTCCTGCGCCTTCGCGCCGAATACGAATAGTAATAGGACACAAAGAAACAGAACAACCCTGACTAGAATCGTCATAAAAATAACCTCACGTTATGAAAAGGGAAGGAGAATAGAAAAACAGACTTGAGAAAGAACATTTGAGAGGCGCATATGCTGCCTTATTTGCGTTCCTGAACACCGAGGGCTCACGCGGGAGTGCAACATATACAGACACAATATAACACATTCCACACACAAATGCAACCCTATCCCGAAAAATAGTTTACATAGGGTGTAGATGAAAGTGTAAACGGTCAGCGGTGTAGACCGGGGAACCTTCGGGAGGGTATTCGGATCATATGCAAAAGCTATGCCAACTATATAATAGAAAAAAATATTAAAAAAAAATTCATAAAGAAGGAACTAGCCACTGAGGAGCGGAGCCTCTGCCTGAAGCGGCCTCGGGAAGCACCCCCCGTCTACACTGTCTACGGTTTACCCGTCTACACGTAGATTGGAAGCGCCTCCAGTCTCGACCGCTCCCCTATTGGATGTTATGTCCTACGTAGAGAACACCTTCCTTAGGGACGACCTCTTCACAGCGCAAAGGCCCTCTCCACTTCTGCCAACATTCTGGCTTGATGAAGTCAACCTGAGCGTCAACGTGAGACCTCGCGTAGTACTGTGCCAGTTTCAGGTCTAGTGCCCAGACTGTGATCGTAAAGATCCAATCGTGAGATCTATCCGCTGTCGCCACTAAGGGCTGGCTGTCACCGTCCTCCAGAGGAGTCAGTTTAAACATGCGAAGGGGTTGCTTTTTAGGCAATGAGTCTGTACTCATAACGCACCTCAGTTTATAAGACAAAGAACATATTTGCTATTGGCGCATTGCGCCTGTTGTGAGCGCCTGGGACTTGAACCCAGGAGTCTGCCTGTCACCCATACCGAGGAACTTTATTGAATAAAGCACCCTCATTTCTGTTCTGTCCAACAATCGTACCTCGCAAGCTCTCCAGCAAATGCCGCATCATCTTGATAGGAAAAGATCTGTTGACAGATTAATTCTGTACTCTCGATTGGCTCAAGATACCAGGCAATCGCATCTAGGAAGAACACAAAGATAAAGACTACACAGAGTATCAACCAGCCAAAGTACACAACCGATCTAGGAATTTTCATAGGATTTCGCAAATACGTTTTCAAGGAACAACAACCTTTCTCTTTCGAGATTCTCTTTCGAGAAGAGAGTAGGGAGGAGTTGAACCTCCCGTTCGGCCTAGAACCGCGTACCCTGCCGAGACACCTTCTACTTCATCTGCGCCTTGAGTTTCTCCATAAGCGCTTCGATCATTTCAGGTGACATCTTACTAGCCATCTTCTCGACCTTCGCTGCGACTTCAGCTGCCGATTCAGGGAGTTTCATCCCTGCCATATCTTTAGCCGAAAGCTCAACGATTGGATTCCCTTGCTCCGTAGCCTCCCACTGTGCTCGCCATTCGGCTGCCTGTTCAGGATCTTTCTTACGAAACTCTTTCCTGGCCTTGTCGATGATAGCCGTATGGAAGAGACTCCAATCAGCTAACTGTTCAACGGTGAGCCCTGAAAAATCAATATTGAAAACAGGATAACGCTCAGGATGAGCCGCTATTTCTTCATCACGAGAACCTTCGAAGGCCTCGGATTCTACCGCGAATCGCTTTTTGCACTCGTTGTAGGAAAGAACCGATCCTGCTGCCAATACTGTCGAGAACGTAGCTTCGTTTTTCGATGCTGCCATAATAAACACCTCGCGTGTTTTTAGGTTGTTTGGGCAATGCCCTATTTCAAATAACAAGGGTTTCTCATCAGTAGGACGTTTCAACCCGCTCGCCCTAGACCGCCCGTTTAGGCGGTTTCGTTTTATTTAGTGAACTTCAGCCATGAATCTTTTAAAACCCACCATCAGAAAACGCTGATCGTTTCCTTCCAAAGCCCAGCGAATGGCTTTCGCAATATAAGCTCTTTGGGTGGCTTTTGAATACCTAGCCAAACACTTCAAATTATGACTAGTCGTTGTAAGCTCTTCGTTTGGAAAGCGCTCCGCAATTTCATTCAAAACTATTTGGTGATTCATAAAACCTCTTTGTTTTGTTGGGCAAACGCCCTTTATCAATGAACAAGGGATTCTCATCAGTACCGCCTTTCATCCCTTGGCGATAGACGCCCGTTTCCGAGCGTTTCGATTATTGTAACATTGCACGTGCGGGAGCTGTCAAAAAATACCCAGTCCGTTTCGTGCTTCGTGTGAATCCAATCGGTAACTTCCCAACAAAATAATAGACACGATTGTCGCTTCTAAAAGTCTCTATTTGGACAAACATCCCAACGACTTTCAAAAACTCCTTTTTCGTGGCTCGTTTGGGTTCATGGATATCAAACAAAAATACATGATCCATCATGATAAATGCCTCGCAATGCGTGTGTAAATGAACAACGTTCCTCATTGGAACAAAAGCAATTTAACTATAAGTCCTCACATTGTCAAGAGATTCCAAAAATAAATTGGCTCTTTGTTGGTGCGCCTTTGGCTCTTCCGGGGGTGGGAAAAATCCCCATAGTTGCCTCGCAACGCGGGTGAGGAAAAACAGTATGCAATGAACGCGGGATCTAGGGATCTAGAATCTAGGATCTAGGGAATTGGGATTCAAAAACCCGTCCTATCCCGAACAATATCAATGTACAAAAATGTACGAGGAATGTCAAGTGTTTCCTCAAACTTCATGGGATCTTCACATAACCAGGCGTACCATGCCACATTGTCATCCTCGCGGGAACGCCCGTCAAAATGACAGGTTGTCACATTGTCAGGGTGTATAGTATCCTGGTCAGTCACAATGACATGGGGATTATCCCCACACCCTGGGTAGATTTTTCTTCTTGTGTAATATCCTGGCCACTCGAACCCTACCCCCCTTGGGGGAATCCAGGCTTAGCACACTCGCTAGTCCCGACTGTACACAATATTGCCCTTTTTTACATCAATGTGTGAGGATGTCGGGGGAAGAGAAAGAGGAGTCTTTATGCAATAAAGTATCTGGCACGGAAGCGGGAACGTCACCACCCCGGTCTCCCCATCGAGGAACCCAGCGAAAGCTGAAGCTGGACACAAACAACCTTATAACAGATATGTCCAGAGCACTCAACAGAAGTGTCGCCTCCTCAGATAAAGATGAAGGGAATCCCTGGGAACCCTCCGGCAACTTCGTTGGGCGCTTGGGGAACTTAGGCATTCAGCTGACGTTGTTATCTTAACCATATACCAGATCATAATAGAGACGTTTCAATGGCAGATAAAACTGAACTCCTGAAGTCTATGCTGGCGATGTTGGACAATCCTGGAGAGGTTGTCGAGAAGGCTACCAGCACCTCTTTAATGGACGCGAATGGTGAGCTTCCTGTAAAGAGTGTTCCCTCGGTGCAGCTCCCGAAGGCACAGAAGTCTACCTATGCAACCCTGAAAACCTTAAGGGCACGTCACTATAAGATGATAGCCATGCACATTGCAGGCTCATCAAATAACGAAATCGCTGCCGCTGTTCAGGTAAGCACGGTGACGGTAACTAAGACCCTCAAGAGCCCAATGGCTCAAGACCTGATTGCACAGGCTATGGGTGTCCAGCTAGAAGAGGCAATCGACCTCAAAGACAAGCTTGACGAAATTGCAGGTATTGGTGTCTCTCGTCTCGAGGATATAATCATCAATGACCCTGACAATAAGACAGCCCTCTCTGCTATAAAGACTGTCCTTGAATATGTCCAAAGCAAAGCAGTTACCAAAACAGAAAATGTCTCGATGACTGTGACTCCTGCTGATATAGTAGCTATGAGGAAACGTGCAGCAGAAATACAGCCTGCCCATATGATCCCGGAGACTCCATATGAAGATATATCTGGGGGCGATTAAACAAGCCCTTGTCATATACTATAATGCCTGGATCAACATCCTTAACAATATGCTGCAGATAATCTACGATATGATCTACGGCCCATCAGAACCTAAAGACGATGCCAGCTGAAAGACTAGATATAACCCTCTCAACCAACGGAGACTTCGAGTGGAACTTCCGTCTCGAGACAAATGCTTGCTCCATCATCAGCATAACTGGCTATGGGGCCAAGCTGCAGATCCGTGATAAAGCGGAGGGCTCTCTCATATTGGAGGCATCTCATACAACCTATATAAACGTCAATACGACGACTAATGAGTTTGAGGTAGACATACCACAGTCTGCTATTGAAGGCGTGAAGGGAACCTTCCGTGCTAACAAGTGGCGTGGAGTCTGGGACTTTGTAGTCTGGCCAACTGCAGCCTCTCCAACTGTCGATCCAATAGACGTAGCCTACGGTACCGTCCGTTACAGGGTAGGCGTCACAGAGCTCTCATGATATGGCACATATTAATAGAGTTGTTCAGCTTCTCACAGATGAGAAATGCAAGTTCACCCACATCAGGCTTGCGGATTGTCCATCCTCGATAAAAGTGAGCCCAGCCCTTTCCACGCACGAGCTCCCTTCACCGAGCGTATTCACGCCCGATAGCACCAAGGTGCATATAGTCAAGTGTCCTTTCCCTGAGGCACCGCCAACTGACCCAGGAGATCAACCCTCTCCTTTATATAATAAGCTTGTCTTCCATCAAGGGGCTGGAGTTCGAGAAGTTGATATGGCTCTCAGCCAGACCACAGCTAGCCCTAGCTATCAGTACTTTGGGGCCGCTAATGAATTAGTATTCCCCTATATCCGTTGTATGACGATAGATAGGTCAACAGATCCCATCACTGTATATACCCTTAAAAATCAGAACACAGGTATCCTGAAAGATGAAATCTGGAAACACATCAGAGGGATTAGTAGTTCCTTCTTAAGGGCTATGGATGAAGCTGTTTCCTCTAGTGGACCGGCTGGCTTAGCTTGGGATGATGAGATAGGGAAGGGATTTATAGGTCATGGTCGCCTAGGTGGGTTTGATGCCCTCCTCTCTCAGTTTGGAGGTGACGCCTCTTATGTAGATAGGTATACGGATCTCCACGATGAGATATTTGACAATTGGTCTAATGGAGCTGTTTATATAAAGGATGGTATACACTACATAGCTGGTGGAGCGAGTTCAACTTTCCATTCTTTCGATAGGACTTTTACTCCAGATGCGCAGCTACTAAAGCTCCAACCGTACTTTATGACCTATAATAATAGTGTTGTTATAACAAAGTTTGCTTGGTGTCAACCACATAACTCCTGGTACTACAAAGTAGCTGATCAAATTTTTAAGGCTGATCCAGATTTCAGCAATCCGCGCTCAGTTAAAGTAGTCTCAGGTCTCATCGACTTTGTCCTTTATGAAAGAGACCTTGAGATATATTGTGCTGTAGGAGATGGTATAGTTCGGTTTAGTATAGACGTTCCTGATACTTCTCTCCCTCTTGGAGGCCCTAATGAAAGAGTTTTCACTGGAGGTGTCTGTAACTGTCTAGAGTTATTCTATGTCGATCCCTCTTAGAGGCTGGAACCTTAGCTTGTAGGGTCAGTGTATAGTACATAGAAGCACGAGCCCCTCTACCTTTCACTATACCTGGTTGCACTATGCAATCTCACATTGATAATTTAGAGAGTTTAATGGGACAGGATGCTGATGCGGTTAACGCGGAACTCCTCCGTACTCTGAGGGACATGGATGGAAAGCTCGGTGGTCTGCGAGACAAAATGCAGACTATGGAGAAGGATGTCGCAGTTATATCAGCACACGTCGAGGACAATAAGGCTTTACAAGATCGGGTGCAGCAGCTCGAATTACAGCTTGCTAAGATGAACCCTGATCAAATGGCTTTGGACCTGAAGACCGTCACTGAGACAAGTTGGAAGATCCAAATCAAGATGGCAGGCTTTTCCGCTATCACCGCAGGTGGTGTGGTAGGGATAGTCGAGCTCGTCAAAATGCTAATGCAGTGAGAGAACAGGGTATGAAACGTTTTATCCCCTTCTCACTTATAGTTTGTCTCTTGACTAGTTGTTCATTAGTACCTGAAGATACAACAAGAGACCCTATTAATTTAGAGCTTTGTCTAGCCTTACATGCAGATTGGTGGAACCGTAAGATTAGAGCTGAATCATTAGGATTACCTTTTGTCGAGGAGCCACCGTCCTGCGAATTACCGATGTCAGACTATGGAGCCATTAACAGAGATACAACAACTAATCCTTGAGTGTCGAACTGACCTCCTTAAGGCAGCAAAGATCCTGTATCCTGAAACGTTCTATGCTCCGTTCGACCCTATCCATTATCAAATTAGGAACCATCTCCAACATCCAGCACAACATAATGCCTTAGCAGCGCCACGTGGGATAGGCAAGACCTCGCTGACCAACCTTGTTTACCCCACTGTTGAGGCTCTTCTTGGGGGTGCCCGCTATATCGTACCTATCTCAGCAACTGAAGACTTAGCACAGCAGCAAGCAGAAAACCTCAAATACCAGCTCACCCATAATGAGAATATCATCAAGCTCTTTGGGGATGTTAAGACAAGGGATTGGAGTAAGGAGATGTGGGTTATATCTACCCCTGAGCATGACTGTTGTATATTCCCTCGCGGTGGTGGTCAACAGGTAAGGGGACAGAACTGGAGGGGCTTTCGTCCAGACCGCCTGATCTTCGATGACCTCGAGAAGTCAAAGGAGATGAAGAACCCTAAGATCAGGAAGGAACGTTGGGAGTGGCTTAATGCGGATGTGCTGAAGTGTATTGATAAAAGGAAGAAAGATTGGAGATTTAAATATATCGGGACTGTCCTCCACCATGATAGTATCCTGATGAAACTAGTAGACTCAGGTAAGTGGCATTCCCTTGTCCTTGAGATCTGTGATGATAACTTTAAGTCTAATGCACCTCACTTATATACTGATGAGGAACTAAAGGAAGAGTACGAACAGCATAAAGAGGATGGTATCCTTGATGTCTTCTATCGTGAGCTCAGGAATATGCCAACTCCTCCAAAAGAGGATGCAACCTTCAATCCTGACTTCTTTCAGCATTACGATCCAGGTCATATAAACTTTTACAAGAAGGGACTTGAGCACCTCCTCATCCTTGACCCCGCCAAGACAGATAACCCAAAGAGTGCAGACTCAGCGCTTGTTCTTGTCACCCTCGATCTTAAAGCACACAAGATCTATATTCGGGATATTCAACGAGGCAAGTGGCATGTAGATGAAATTCTCAATAGGATGGGCGCTATGATTACAGGCTATAATGTTGACCTCATCGGGATTGAGGTGACTGGCCTGAATCAATGGGTAATGCACCCTATCAAGAACTATCTTCGATCTGAGGGCATCTTTGCTGAGGTGATGGAACTTCATGCAAAAGGTGGGGTATCTGAGAAAGGTAAGATTGCAAGAATCAAGACCTTAGCTCCTTATTATCGTCAGGGCCTCATATGGCACAATAAGTTAGTCTGCTCCGTCCTGGAAGGCCAGCTCATGCAATTTCCGAATGCTAAGCTGTGGGACGTTATGGACGCTGTGGGTTACATTCCCTACATATTAGAAGAAGGAGCTCGATACATGGAATGGCACGATGCTGTACCAGAAGGCAACCAAGAAGCTGCTATTGAAGCTGAGTACGCAGAGCTATATGAGGATGCTGACGACTACGTAAACCCTCGACTAATGGACAGTTGGAGGGTACTTTAATCAATAAAGTTCCTATGATATGACATGGCTCGAAGACGCTGGTGGGCAGGCACACTTGGCCCTTTCTATTGGGATGATACAGTCGCTTTCCTTCGACTTGAAACTGCGACGGGCACTTTTGAGCTTAGCGATATCGCTGGTCAATCAGCGGCCTCAGTCGATATTGATGGAGGAAGCATCGACGCCACAGCCATTGGTGCTAGTAGTCCGAGCACAGGAAGTTTCACCACCCTTGCCGCGGATCATCTCACTGTTGAGGGGGCCACAGCAAATGCATCCTTGCTTGATGCCGGGTTTACCAGTGCTACCGAACTAGGCTGGATCGAGGTCACAATCGGTACAACGACAGGGTACATAAGAGTTTTCAGCGCGAAATAAAATGCCTATTGCACGACAGGGAGAAATCGCTACTAGACTCAACCCACTAAGGGGAAATGAGTTTCAGTACAGATACCCAAACAGACTTCAGTTAGGGCCTCGCCAGACGTTCCATAGTGAGCTGGCTATGAAGCTTTTAGATAAAGCTACGAGGGGTTGGCAGCGTATGCAACCTCGCCATGCTGACTGGAAGGAAATTGATAGTATGCTACGAGCCTACGTCGAGCCGGAAGAGCTCCAAGAGAATGATGAAGATGGAGGCTACAAGAAGATCATCGTCCCTGTCTCGAAGATCACGCTTGAGACCATCCTTACATATATGATGGCTGCATTCATCCAGGATCCAATCTGGAGCTTTGTTGGTACTGGCCCTGAAGACGTAGTCAAGTCTATGCTTCACCAAGAGGTCATTAATGTCCATGCTAGACGGAACAGCCTCCCGATGAAACTTTACCCTGCTATGCGGGACATGTTTGCTTATGGGGTAGGAGCCTCCCATGCAAAGTGGCATAAAGACCTCGTTCGTCAGACAATAGTTGATCCACAAGGGAATCGAGTTCCAGGTAATCTTGAAGTCTTAACCGAGGGTAACGACCTTATGGAGATTGATCCGTATCGTCTGATCCTTGATCCAAACGTTCCTGCACATGACCCACAGCGCGGTGAGTTTATCGGCTGGGTCTCAAGGACAACGTACCCTCGCCTGAGGAATGCCGAACTCCAAAACCCTGACATGTTCTTCAACGTGCAGTATCTGAAGCTCATCGACGGTACGTCAGGTACCTTTAATCATCAGACTGCACCACCTAGATTTGGTGAATCATCAGTGGATCAGGAGCGTCCGATCGATGTCCTTTGGTTGTATGTAGACCTGATCCCGGAGGAGTGGAAACTCGGTCGGGGGAAGGAACCGGAGAAATGGCTGTTTGCCCTTGCGGGAGATGCAGTTGTTATCTGCGCACGACCAACAGGACTACACCACGGGAAATTCCCTGTGGCGGTCGGAGCACCTGACACTGATGGATACACCGCAGCTCCTATATCCCGCTTGGGATCTGTCCACGATATGCAGGAGCACATTAACTTCCTCTTCAGCTCTCACATCGAGAACGTCAAACGCTCGGTGAATAACGAGATCATCTATGATCCAATGATGCTGAATGAGAGGGATATGCTTGATCCGAAACCAGGGAAACGGATTCGCCTGAGGAAGGCAGCCTGGGGTCGTGGAGGCATTGATAATTATTGGGGTCAGATTAAGATTCAAGACCTCACTCAGAATAACATGAGCGATGTTGCTTTCCTACGAGCTATGGGGAATGAAGCAGCAGGAACCCCCGACGCTCTGAGAGGCAACGTCGTTAACCAAGGCCCAAGAATCTCTTCTGCTCAGGCACAGGCTGCAAGAACCTCGCAGTTGTCACGACTGGAGAAGGATGCGCAGCTTATATCCTGGCAGTATATGAGGCCGCTCGGACGCATGTTTGTTGCTCACAACCAGCAGTTCATGACCGAGCCGGTATTCCTTAACACTACTGGCCAGCTTGGTGATGTGCTCCGCAGGATCTTCCCTGGACAGAGAGCTCCAGGAGACCAGCTGCGTGTTGAGTTTGGTGATCTCCTTGGAGGCCCGTTTGATGTGATGGTTGGGGACGGTACAATCCCTGGACGTGAAGATGCACAGGCTTGGATTCAGTTCCTACAGGTTGCGGGATCAGTGCCACAGGTTCTACAGTCGCTGGATATGAATCGTCTCGTTATGCACATCGCAAGACAGCTCGGTGCTAAGTCTGTAGATCAATTCATCAATACTGAGATTCAAGTTCAGACCCCTGAGCAGGTACAGCGGCGCGTCCAAGCAGGTAATCTTGTTGCTCCTAATCGAGGAGTTGTTTAATGGCGATTGTTCATCAAGCCTCCACTAATAATACTGTAAGCAGTGGCACTTCAATGACGGTAGCCTTTCCTGCTACAGTAAATGCTGATGATGACCTAATCATCTCAGTAGTCATAGATAGGGACGATGCTACAGGATCTACTTGTGATAACGGCTTCACTCGTCTCGAGGAGTCTTTCAATGACCAAGGGTCTTCCGCTGTATATGCTGCTGTATTCCATAAAATAGCTAGCGGCTCTGAATCTGGTAATGCAACAATCACCTTTGGTAATGCTGCGAATGATGGAGCTACGGCCATTATGGAGCGCTACTCTGGTAGTGATGGAAGTACCACTCCTCCAAGCAGTATAGGAAATAATGTTACAGATACTACACCAAATGCTCCAGGGGACGTTCTATCCGCTGATGATTTTAAAATCTTAGCTACTTGCAACTATGACTCAAACGGTAATCGCTATTCAGCTGTCCCCTCAGGATACACACTTCGACAGAATCTAGGGAATAATGGATCCGGTACAGGGATTGCAAGTGCAGATATAGATCAAACAGGAGATGCCTCTACAACTTATGGGGATGAGACTTGGACTCTCACTGCAGGAGTTAACTCTGTCTGTATTTCTGTTGCGTTAAAGGAGGCGGCGGCAGGTGGAGCTATTACAAAGGTAGTAGATGAAACCGTAAACATAGATCACGGAACATTAGCGTTTAGGGGACTTACAAGGTTAGTAGCGGAAGCAGTTAATATCAGCGAAGATAGCATCCGTCTTACAGGACTCGTGAGACTAGTATCTGAAACCGTTAACATTGCTGAGACTGTCCTTGACCTTCGTGGCCTTACTCGTTCGGTAGCCGAGACTGTTAATATCCAAGAGACTGTTATAGATGCTCGTGGTATTATCCGCCTTGTTGCTGAGACTGTCAATGTTGTCGAGACAGTCATTAATGCAAAGGGCCTTGTTCGCTTGATCTCAGAGACAGTGAATATACAAGAGTCTGCTTCCTCTGTTACAGGGATGATCAAGTTGGTTAGTGAGACTGTTAACATTACTGAGTCTGTAATTCAAATAGTCAGCGGTCTTGTTCCCGGCGCAATCGTCTGGACTGAGTTTACGATCCTACCAAAGGTTCAATTTATCTTGGATTATATAGGGCCTAAAATAACAGGAAAATTTACTATCAATAATGGCAGAGAATCTGATATATAAGGACTCAGATAATTTCATCGTCTTTACGGAGATGCGGGATTTATCTAAGAGTGCCAACAGTTTCCTAGATGGTACTGCTACAGTCAATCTGACTCTACAGACTACCAACGGGACGAATGTATCTGGTCAGACTTTCCCTGCCGCTATGACCTATAACGCAACTAAAGGGAGGGGGACTTTCGAGGGTACTCTTGAAGATGCCTTAGTCCTAACCCTATGGACGCACTATGACCTGATCGTTGCTATCAGCGGTTCAGGGATTCCAGCACGACAACATAAAATTAGGCTGTTTTGCGGCAATGGCCTATTTCAAGAAACATGATAATCCAGATCCTAACCCATTTACTAGCTTTCATCCTAGGCGGTGCAGCTGTCTTTGGTTTCTTTGTCTATGCAGCTTATAAGGCAAAACAGAAGCAGCCAAATATAGTCAATGAGTCTCGTCCAGTAGGTGAAAACATTGTAGCAGTCCTAAATCCAGGAGACAATGCTTTACAGAGAACGATTACTTAACTTTGCTAACAGGGTCTACAGGACTGCGAATGGCCTCTGGACACCTGACAACGTAGTTCCCCTTAAAGGAAATGTCATGGCGATACTTCGTCCTGATCTAGGAGAGGGAGATCCCCTGCTCTTTGTCGGGAAGAATATTGTGACCAATGACGGAGACATTTATTATGCCGAACGAGCAGCAGTCGATACAATCACAACAGACTTTAGTAACGGTACGGCTGGACTTCGCCTCGGTTCCAGCAGTGCAGCAGTTGGTAAAACGGATACCACAGTCACAACCTTTATCTCAGGAGCAGCGACTGCTGTTGATTCGGGCTATCCGCAAGTCACCGACCCTGATGCTGACAACACAGGAGACGGAGCAGACATCGTCAGCTGGCGATACCAGTACAGCTCCGGTGCGTTCTCGGCGGCGGTCAAAGAAGGGGCAATAGTGGACAACGACGGAGCTCCAACTAAAGCCTTGAATCACTTCCTGATCACTGAGTTTACAAAGACTAACAGTGACACCCTGAAGATGTTCATTAACCACGAGATGCTTGGAGTATAGAGGCATCTTTATTCAATAAAGTTCCTATGGCACCAGATCCTAAGAACATAGAGCTTTATCCTGACCGTATTAATTCATCAGCTTATACATGGCAGCAGTTTAAGCAGAGCTCAATATGGACAGACATCGAAGCTTGGGCTAAAGAGCGATTAGAAATTGTAAAGGAAGGAGCGCTCGAAGCCGAGGATATCGAACAATTAAGAGGGCTACAGGGTGCATCCGACATCCTTACTCAGCTCTTACTTCTTCCTGACGCATTCATTAATTATCTAGACGAAGGTGAATCCTAAATGTCTGACATGCAAAACCAGATCGCTGACATGATCAGCTCCTTGGGCACGCCGCCTCCGCAGCAGCCTCAAGTACAACAACCGAATCAGCCGTTTATTAATGCTCCCGTAGTAGAGAATCGGCAACCTGCTCCACAGCAGCAGTTCCAGCAACCGCAACAACCTCAGCAGCCACAAGCTGACAACACTCCTACACAGCTTCCGCTGACAGGGGTAGTTCAGACAATGGACGGCACGGTTGTAGATATGGACACGATCAACCCTCCGAACCTATCACCAGGAGGTGTACATCCACCAGTTGATCCAAACAACCCACAGCAGGTACAGCAGCCGATCCAAGGCCAACAGCCTATTCAAGGACAGCAGCCACAACAGCCTTTACAGGTTGATCCTCAGGTCGCCGCCTTACAACAGCAGCTTACGCAGCAGAGCCAAATGCTCCAGATGATGCAGATGCAGCTAATGCAGGGTCAGCAACCACAAGAACCTCAGGCTCCTCAAATCCAACCAATCGATCCTACAGCAATCCTTAAACAGGAAGAAGTCAAGGGTTTGGTGGATGAGAAAGGCACCCTATCTGTTGCAAAGCTTGTTGAGCTCATGCAGACTGTTGGGCAGCGTTCTTACCAGCTCGGCCGTGAGCATACTGTTCGTGATGTACCCTCGTTGGTAATGCCTACGATCAATCGACAGACTGCTCTTCATAATGCAGTAAATACTTTCTGGTCTACAAACTCAGATCTTCAGCCCTTCCGCCAACAGATCAGTCAGGAAGCTAATGCAATGGCAGCAGCGAATCCTCGTCTCGATCTGAACACAGTACTCAATGCAGCTGCAAATAGTGTCCGCCAGAAGCTCGGTGCTTTCTCTCAGGCAGGACAGATCATGCAGAATATGCACCAAAATCCAGCTGTGGTACAGCAAGCTTACGGCTATCAACAGCCACAGCAACCGTATCAGCAGCCGGTACAACGGCAGCCTCAAGGCTTCATCCCTAGTGGATTAGCTCCAGCAGGAAATCGTCCTGTGCCTCAGGCTGACAATCGCACACAAATGGAGAAGGACATCGACGCAATGCTTGGAGCTGTCGGGTAATTTTCCTTTCACAAACCGTAATCGCTTAAACGTAGGAGGCTTCCAATATGGGCCAATCGTTAGAGGGAATCCGTGATTCCAAACCTAATCCAGTCCTGCGCATTGATACCACGGCAGCCACTACAACACGGCTGGAACGGTTTCAGCGCAAGATTGTCGTCGATGCAACTGTAGGTGCAAACCAGCATCTTGTAAAACTTCCAGCTCCTGGCGAGTGCGAAGGCGACGAATACTCATTCCAGGTGAATGGTGGTACTGGAACGCTGAAGGTTATCTTTGGAGTAACATCCTGGGTAATCGACGCGAACACCACTGCAGAGACCCTGATCGTGAGGTCAGACGGTGTCGAATTCCTTGCACAGCATGGGCCAACCTGATCTAGGCTGATCGCATTTTTCTATTGTCTAATCTATAAGAGACTTTCATTATGGCTTACCAAGGTATGCGAGGGTCTGAGAATTGGGGAACCGACGTTCGGCCTAAGAACTGGCGTCAGCAGATCCTCAGACTCTTTCCAAATGGTTCGGCTCAGTTGACAGCGATGTTGTCGATGATGATGGCTGATCCAACCGATGATCCTGAGTTTAACTGGTGGACTCAGACGTTCCAAAATCAATCGGCAACCCTTACTAGTACAGGGGTATTCAACGATACTGCATTTAGCTCTGCGTATTCGTCTGGTGCCACCGCAGGAGACATCTTCTATGTGAAGGCCCCTGCCTCTGTTGCACAGCAAGCTCGCTTAGGTCATACCGGCTGGTTTGAAAAGGAAGGTGACTATCGCTATCGTACGATGGGTCGAGTCGTCCACGTAGATGTCAACGGCGCTAACAGCGTCATTGGTGTCAAGCTGCTGGAAACTCCAAGCTCCACATATGATCTCGATGAGGCCAACCGATTCACCATTGGTGCAGGTGCCGCGCCTGAGGGTGCAGAGCGTCCGAATGCTGTTGCTCAGGATCCTGTGAAGTACTACAACTACACGCAGATCATGCGTACTCCCCTGAACATCACGAATACTAACAAGGCTACACGTCTTCGTACAGGTGTTGGATATCAGGAGAAAAAGCGTGATGCCCTGGATTATCACTCAACTGAGATTGAGAAAAACGTCCTCTTCGGTGTACGTTCGATTACTCCACAGGCCGAGAACGGTCAGCCTCTTCGCACGATGGACGGTGTAACAACTATCCTGAAGCGTGAGAACGACGCTAACAACCACGGCAACGTTGAGGCCTTCTCCCATGCAGCTGCTTACGCCACCTCGGATTGGTTGGGTACTGGTCAGTCTGGCCTATCCAGCAACCCGAACGGTATGGTCTGGCTCAACAAGAAGCTGGAAATCATCATGCGCTACGGTCGGCCTAACAAGGTTGGCTTCTGTGGTTCAGGCGCATTGCTTGGTATTCAGCAACTCGCTCAGGCAGGTGGTCACATCAACATCACGCCTACCACGACAGAGTTCGGTATTCAGGTTCTCAGATGGATCACACCATTCGGTGTCCTGGATCTTCGTACTCACCCGCTCATGACACAGAACCCACAGTGGAGGAATGACCTGATCATCCTCGAACCTGACTCTGTAGTCTGGCGTCCGTTGGTCGGTAACGGCGAGAATCGAGACACTCATTTCATCCCTGCTGCTGCAAAAGGTAGCAACCGTGGCGTTGACGCGACTCAGGAAGAATACCTCACCGAGGCTTCTATTGAGCTGCATCACCCACTGAAGCATGGTTATCTTTCTCGTGTTGGTCTGAATCACGACCAGGCTATCGAAACTACTTAATCGAGTTGGGGGTCGGGGGCTGAGCCGACCTAAAAACTCCCTTCTGTATTATGACCTTACTTGAATTTAGAAAATTCTTTGCGAAGCAATCAGGGCGTTATGACCTTGTTGATCAGACTACAGGTGCCGATCTAGGGCTTGATGTATACCTGAAGACCGCTTTGAGTTATCTGGATCGTATTGTCGAGACAGACAAGTTCCTGGTCGAACAGGAGTATACCTGGAAAGTAGGGGATACCTCGAAGGATATTCCTTACCGTACAATACAGGAGGTTTGGGGTAAAGATAGTGAGGACAACGAGTGGAAACTCCACAAGCTTACAACGACCGAGGTGAGGCAACGGTATCCAGCTAATCAAACTTATACTGGAGCCCCTGCCCATTTCGTTCATGCGATAACACGGAAGGCAGCGTCTACTCCATTCCTGGACACGACAACTAGGATCCTGTTATTGCCAACTACTACTGAGGAGGTTACAATTACCATCATTGGTACAGCCTTCTCTGGTGCCCTCATTGAGGATGGGCATTCAAACTTCTGGACAGTTGCTGAGCCATTTGCGCTGAGTATGGCTGTTCAACTCATGCTTGAGTTTGCTCATAGGAATAGTACTGGAGCCAGCGATATTATGGCTGCACTTCAGGAGCTAACAAAGACAATCACCTATGATCAGATAGAAAACGATCAAGCTTTCCAAGACTTTAGATCCAATAGCTGGAGGCACCAGAATGCCGGAACAATCGGAAGCGCCGACTACCTATAGGCAGAAGCTCAAAAAGACTCGCCAAGAGAGACGTAAGAAGGCTACCTCTTATATTAGCCAGAACTGTGTTTCAGGTACAGTACGAGAGTCGAATGCTCTCCTAGCTATGATTACCTGCTCCAAGAAGTGCACGGTTAGGGGTCTTCGGTTCTTAGTCCCTGACATCGGTGAGGACTGGACATACAAAGTCTTGAAATCGGAGGGTCAAGCCTTCTCTACCTTAGATGGTCCTAAGGATATAAAGCCAGGTTTTACTGAGCTAGAGGATTGCAAACTTGAGCCTCATCATGTGCTCGTCATTCGTGCCTTTTACAGTGGCGATGCCTTTGAAAATTTTGAATATTCCCTTGATTACGAGATCCAGGTTAAGTAAATGGCAGATGAATTATTAATCAAAAAATCCCTTGTCTATAATGGCAAGGAAGCTTCTAACGGAGCGCCAGGATTCACCATCGCTGAGAAGAGCTGGTCGATAGATCAGGACGGCCTCGATTATCAAAGGGGAACACAGTCTATCAACAGTACAACAGCTGAAGCGATTGGATCGCAGGGTGATATTGGCACCTATGGATGGTGTCGTGTTGCTCATTTATCCTCGGCAGGTACAGTACGGATCGGATTGTCTGCTCAGACCTCTGGCCAAATGGCTATGATGCTGGAGCCAGGAGATCCACCCGCAGAGTTCAGGGCGACTGCACAGCCATATGCGCTGGTTGCGTCTGCCTCTAACAGCGTGTTAATTGAGTACGCCTTCTTCGAGAAATGATTGAGCTTCCTATCATATTTGAGTCAGAGTTCAGGGCAGGGCTACGTTCGCAGGCTACTGGTTTAGCGTCTGTTAACTCAGTTTTCCTCGAAGATCTGGTGGGGATGCGAGTAGACGAATTTGGGCTGGAACCTCAGGAGCTGCAAAGAGATCCGTTCAATGGGCTACTCCCTGTGGACTGGCCTTACCCTCAATTATTCCGTGGAGATGATGTCTCCCTCATTGGAAGGAGAGCTGCTGTGCAGCTAGTGACAGAGGCCTCGAGCATGTGGTCCACCTCCTCCCTCACACTCTACGATACCCTTAATCCTCTTACGACCAAAGCAGTGACGGAGGGAGGGGTGTGGCACCACGCTGATGTTGGGAACGCCTGGTTTTTATTTAATGGAGCTTGTACTGTTTTTACTACAGGATTAGATCCTCTTGTGCCTCAGTCGCAGAAATACTGGATTAATGATTCAATCACGATTAATACAGGCTGTGTGCACAAGGGACGAATTGTTGTTGGAGGCCTCGGTTCTGACCTTTGGAGTCAGACAATGCAAGAGGTATTCCAAAAGATGAGGTCGTCTATTAACAACGATGTGATTACCTCATTCGATGATATAGGCAGCAATTACATACTTTGGGGATCTGCAGGGGGAGGCGATTTCCCATTGTGGCTCTTCATGCCATTACAGTATCCTCACTCACTAAGACCTACCTATGAGCGATTCATCGAGCGACTTAAACGCGGTCAGCTCGGCTGGTTCCCATGCACCTTTAGGGGTACAGTATTGAAGGTTATGGGACTAGGGAATCACCTGATAGCTTACGGCTCAGATGGAATAAATGCACTTACGCATACCCTTGGGGAAGGAGATATTCCAGCGACTTATGGCCTCAATGCGTCCATCAATGAACAGCTAAAATGGATTGGGATCTATGATCGTGGGTCAGTAGGAGGCAACTCATCTATACATTTCTTCTTGGATACACAGGGAGTCTTATGGAGCTTGGATGCTAATCTTAGGTTGTCACGCCTAGGGTATGAAGAGTACTTGCTGCCTTTTGTTAATAACAGCGAGAAGGTTGTAATGACCTATGATGATCTGTTAGGGGATCTTTATATCTCCTCAGATAAGCGGTCGTTCCTTCTATCGCGTTCAGGGATGTCTAAGTCTAACTATAGATATTCTACCTTTGTGAATTGGGGAGGTGTTAAGTACGCCATTCCTCATGTGCCCGATGAAGCTGAGACTTTGTATTCTAGCTTACAGACCTCACGGTTTGACCTAGGTGGGAGGGATCACAAAACTATCACCGCGATAGAGGCAGCCTTCCAAGGTGGGGGAACAGTTGAGGTGGCGCTGCAGTATAAATATAACACAACGGATGCCTGGGCACAGACCAGCTGGGTTCCTGTTAACCCGTCTGGAAATACAATGCTCAGGGTTCAAGGCTTAGAGTTTAAGTTGCTGTTGAGGGCTAGCGACCCAACAACCTTTGCCTTGGAGAGGGTAACTGCTAAAGTGCAGCGACCTGACCGAAGATTTGTCAGAGGCCCTCGTGAAGGTTCAAGGGTGGCCCGACATGCTCCTACAAGTTCTTCCTGAGAACGTTAATCTAGGATGGGAAACACTAGCTCCAATGCTAGCACAAAGTCTCCCTCCTGAGATTGCAGTATCCAGAGATATCCTCACCAATAACCTAGCAGCGATTCTCCGCAACGAGCTGGATGTATGGATTGCTGTCTCGGGACCAGAGGATAAACCCGAAGATTATTTAGCTGTTATTACAACCTGTATATGGTACGATCCAATATCCTGCATCAAGAGTCTCATGGTGTATCACCTTTACGTGATTAATCGTAAGACTCCAGTAGAGACTTGGAAGGCAGCGATAAGACAGCTGAAGGAGTATGGGGAGAATCTAGGTTGCACTCGGTTGGTAGGATTTGTAGATGAAGATCCAGCTTACAAACGATTTTTACAACAGGTTGGGGGTGATACCTCAACGAGCTTAGTGGTGTTCTAATATGACGGTACAAGAAGAACATAGGATGTGGAAGTGGTTTGCTTATTCTCATCTTCCAAGCCATTTACAAGAAGTATCTAAACCTTTTGGTGAGCTTGCAAACTTTATAATCCAAAACGTACAAGGAGGCCCTGAGCAAGTTGTAGCTTTACGAAAGTTGCTTGAGGCGAAAGATGCAGCAGTTCGAGCTAAGTTACATCCTGGAGGTTAATTATGGGTGGTTCAGGTGGTGGTGTTTCAGGTGAAGTATCCTTCCCTGCATACATCGAAAGTCTACATGAGGATTGGCTTTACGGAGCTGGCCCCTCTGCCCTGTCTACGACGGTTGAGGATGTTATGGACGTTGCGTTTGCCAACAGTCCCTATAATGCCTATTCCTTTACAAATCCCACCTCCGACATTGCGGTGGTTCAGGGAGACTATGATACCTGGTATTCGGCTATCTCAGGGACAGTTATTACTACAGATTATAAGACGCTGATTGATATAGCTCAGTCGAAAGCAGACGAGTGTGATATTGACAAAGCTATTGACGTCAGGACGATCATTAACCGGGAGATTGAGAATGCTACTGCCTCTATTGAGGAGGCCTATAATGTAGCTGCCGCCCTTATTGACAGCGATATAATCACACAGGTAGTAGAAGCTTATGAACTCGGTACATCTAGAGCGAGGGAGCAACGAGTCGGTAGGTATAATGCAGTGGCTGCAGATTTTGGCGCACTACGATCATCGGCCTTCCTTACGGGTTTGGGAGCCATATATGCTCAAGAGCAGGAAGATACGTCAAGAGTTACTGCGGAGTTCACGACAAACTTATTTACTCAAGCTGTACAGTCCTGGATTGCTAACTATGCCCAGGGACTTAGGACAGATGCGACCCTCACTGTTGCAAACAAGACAGCGCGACAGCAAACTCTCCAGACGGGGCTTCAGATTCAGGCGGACATGTACCACAGACGACTGGCGATGTTGGGAGAAGCTACCCGAACTCAGGCAGAGCTTATGCGTCTTAAGTTTGTTCAGACCAGGGAGTACGAAACCGCTGAGCTTGAGCTTGATGTAAAGGACGCTCTATGGGATATGGACATCTTTGGCAGGGGT